CTGATTCAACAGCTTGACTGGTGCGTCGTCGTAATACAGAACCGTCAACGCTCCAGAAGCAGTGCGAATGCCGGTCGTAAATTCTCGAACGTCCTGGTCTAACGTCGTTACCTCAAGCGCGTCAGTATTAGCAGTCAGTGACCACTGCACAACCTTGGCGACTGCAACACCCCCAAACTCGACGCTGCCATCTTGACCCGCGTAATACTTAGCCATGGTCAGGCACCCTCAAGCTCGCCAATGAACTCACACGTCACTGTACTCAGTCCTGGCTTAACGCTTTGAACTGATGGCGGCGATTCATATTTCCACTTCAGTGCACTGTTTGTTTCGCGGATGTAAGGAGCCAAACCCGTCCCCGCTCCAGCCGCCACATTGCTAGTCGTGAACTGGGCATAGTTATCATTTTCCATAACGTCCACATAGTTTTGCAGTACCTCTGCAGCGTTATCGTCTGTGATGTTCGCAAACGTCAGTGACAAGCGACTGTTTGTACGTTGGTTGCCGTAACGCACGCGCACCACAGCCCCATTCTGCGCCTGGAACTGCGTCTCAGGGAAAACGCCAGGTGTGTAAGACCTTGCGCTAGGAACCAGTGCCGGAAAACTAATCGCGGTCATTTGCGTCCGGCAAGAACTGGCTTAGGTCTAGGTTGATTGTAGCTAGTGAACCAGCGGGCAGTAAGGGCTGGTGCGTACCAGTTACATCGACGTAGCCCTCATCATCAACAGTCAGGCTATCGAGTCGATAAACACGCTTCAGCTCATTCTTCATTTTCAGAGTAAAAATTGAATTGAAGAAGGTTTCGTCCCCTGTTTTCATGCCAGCCACAGGCATAATTCCTTCAATAACATTTTGTTCCCCTGAGCGAGGCTTCCAGTAAAAAATTTCGTAATTGGGCGCATCAATTAATTCTGCTGTAGCAGTGATGTTTCCTTCGCCATCGACGCTGCCATTGTAAAAACGGTTTGTATGCGTTGCATTTGATATGACTTTTATGTAATCACCAGCCTCAAGAGCCATTGCAGAACTTGGCGTAGTCTTAAATCTTATGGTGTGGTCAATATGCTTGCGCGTTGTCAACGCGTATTGAGCAATTGTCTGTGCGTGAGTGCGGTTAGTGCAGAAATTAGTTAGGTCAATAGCATCCTCTGGGTCTGTCTCTGATCCGCCGAACGAATCTTTAAAACGAAGGCGCAATGTTTTTTGCTCTGAAAAACCGTTTGGCTCTTCTTCCCGATAAGTTACAACTGTTTGTGTTAACTGTCGCTCTTGCGTAGCTAAAAAATTTATCTGCATGTCTCTCATGTTGCCGTCAGTAAATAAAGCCTTAACTTGCGTATTTATGTCTTGAGCATGTTCAATTTTATGGGTGCTGCTGTTGTAAGGAACTGAGGGAGCTAAAGAAAACTTGCCTCCAACAATTTTAAAGTCAAGCAAGTTAAAAGCAGCGTGCTGGTGTATGAACTCGCGCAGCGCCACCTTGTCTTCAATAATTCCATCGTATGTGAAGTTGTTTGCGTGGCAGAACTTGGCTGCAATAACCATTGCATCACGATCCACGGTCTCTACTGGAACCTTTTTGCCTGCACCAATTCGCTTATTAACAAGCAAGTTGTAAGCAATTTCTGCAAAATTGTTAGTTGAAGCCGTCAAAGGGGATGTTAGGTCTTTACCAGCGTCGTCAATCAGCCGCTCAACTTTGATGCCTTGCTTGATGTACGCAGTCAACTGGCCCATAGAAGTCCAGTCACGCCCAGCTAATACGCGCAACCCCAGCAACGACAAATCCTCGTATTGCACCCTGATAGGAACGTTATCTGTATCTTCGCCGGGTCGAATTAGTTCATTTACAAATACAACCTGATGTTCTGGCCCGTCTTGATGGCTGGTTTTTTCAAGCTCGTATTTAGGAAAATCTGCGATTGCATCTAATGGATTTAGATGCTCTCGTCCAGGGACTTCAACCGTTTGATCACGGACAGATTGAATTTGGATGCTTACCTCAGTGCCATCGCCAAAAGTGTGGGTAAGAACTTCATTTTGTTGATACCCAGAGCCACCGTTGCTTACAAGCCATTGCCACTTGCCCGGACCAAAGCTTGAGGCATTGATTGCAAGACCAGTTCCGCTACCCCCAGATAATGAATATTCAGCAGGCTCGCCACCTGACGCAAAAGCTCTTTCATTAATTGGCTGGTATTTTTCGATTTCAAACAAATCACGGGCCACTTCGTTTGGTCCTGACACATACGAACCAACCTCAACACTTGCAAGCAATTGCGACGTTGGTGCTTGGTATTGAACACGATAAATCGGGAATACATCAAATTTTTGAATTTCATCTCTATACACTCTGTTCGTACCTTGCCTGTACTGGAGCGGATTTGCTACAGACGCTGTACCGCCCACAGTTACATTGACCCCCGCCCAACGTCCAATTACAGCGCCTGTGTCGAACACAATGACAAAAAAGACATGCGCTTGATATAGCTCTCCATTGTTATCTGGGGCGTCAGCAACAACCCTTGCTGGAGGGACGGGCACGCCTGGTACTAACTCTGATTGAGATCCTTGCCGATATAGCGCATTAAAGTTCTCTTGCCCTTCGTTCTCGAACAGGCTGGTGCTTACTGGATTGCCCCCAATAATTAGCTCCGTCGCTTGCGATGTAGCCCCAAACTTGACATAGTTGTGATTCGACAACGTCCCAGTAAAAACAAATGGTTTTTCTTCTGTGGTCTGCCAAGTCTTTTCGCTTGCAGGGATTGTCCTGATCTTTGTTGAACCTTGCCTGTAAACAAACCCTTCTTCATCAGCTACCTCTAAAGTTTTATAACCTCCGCCCCAAGCGGCATATATCGCTCCAGGGTCATTAGGGTTAGCAACGTTTACGAGTACGCCGTAGTTGAGGAATACAGCGTTATCATCAAAATCCACTTGCGTGTCAATTAACTCATAATTTGCGTCGACTGGATCTTCTCCAATAAGAAGGTCTGTTCCGTTTTTTGTAAATGTTTCTACAATTCCAGTAACTAAAACTGTTTGATCTTCAATGTTTTGGAACTCAAACTGAACGTTTGACGTGCTTGCTCTCGTAAGTTGCACCCTTCTACCTGTATAGCTTATTATAAATTCACTTTCTACGGGAACAGTGGTTCTGCCTTTGCCTTCAAGTAGGTTGACAATTGCTGTTTCGTAAAAATACAGATTGCTAAAAACAGCACCAGCGACAGGCATAAGCCTGAACTCATACTCTCTAAAAGGATGGTTTACTCGTATTGTGTTGTACTGAGCTTGCGGATTACTGCCTTTAACTGCAAAAACTTCGCCTTGCATGAACTGTGCAAACTCAGCATCATTGCCAGCAGTAATTTCTCTTATTTCTAGTCTAAAAAAGCTATAACGAGTCTGATAGGCTGATATCCGGCCTAGTGAAAAAGGCTGTCTATCTTGTTCAAACTCCAACAGTGTCTGAGCGTCTGGCTCGGTCTGAACATTAGCAAAATTGTCTATTCTTTTAAAAACTACGCTTTTAATGCCTATTTCTGTTTGATTGCATTTTCTGTTATTTGTTACTGTACCAATGCTTATCTCTTGTAAATGCGTTCCGTAATAAGGAACGCTGCCCGCAACTGCGTTTGGATGTGCAAGATTGCTTCCACCTCGTTCCAGGCATTTAAATTCAAATTGTTTGCTAGGGCGAACCTCGCCACTGACTTCCCACGGTTTGTCATCGCGAATACGTTGGCATCTCAGCAATGCGCCGCCAAACAAGAATAAATCACCAACGGCAATTTTCGTGTCAGCATCAATTGCACGTTGATCAATAGCTGAATTTACGTCAGAAAGGCCATGCGGTGCAAAACCATCAGGGTCTTCACGATCTCCAGAAATAGTAAATACCAATTCGTCGTCCTTTTCAATAATTTGTGGCAGAGCTACGTCAGGATCTGAAGCATAAATAGAATTACTACCGTCAGCACGATGAAGCTCATCCATCGCCATGCGGCCAGAATAAGGAGTAATTAACTTCTGGCGCTTTTCAAACATTTTTCCTCTACTCTTTTTCAAAATTTGAACTATGTCGTACGGAATGTAGTACAAAGCTCCGTTTGGTATTGGGTTGTGACAGCCAAAACTTGTTTGCGAGCCTGGAGTACGCGCCCCACAAAGCAAGCCCTCAAATGTGTCTGCCGTGCGGTCATAAGCTTCAAAAACATCGTCATGCTCTAATGGCGACAAGCTGCCCGCGTTAGCGATTGAATCATTTGACTCAGTTATCCGACCACCTTTCACAAAGCTGGTATAAGTTTCAGGGTTGTTTCTAAAATATGCTTTGTACCGAGAGTCTTGATAGCTTCGCAGAAGTTGGTCTCCAATTGCAATCCCTTCGGGGTCAGGGCTTGTTAAAGATGACATACCTAAAGTCGTTAACATTTTTAACTCTTGGTGTGAGCCCCTGCTTAATAGCTGCGACCAAAGCAGCATCCCTTTGACACGAACCCCGCCAAAAAATCTATTAGCATCAGCTGGATTAGTTATTTGTTTTGTAAAAACAAGCGGAATGATGCTTCCTAAAGCCGCCAAATCCTGAAGGCTTTCAAAACCAAACAGCTCAGCAAACTTTGTCTGCCCACGAACGTCAGCGGTACGAATTGCACTGCGCCCTTCCTCGGGAGGTTTTGGCGCCAACAGCATTGCAGCTGCTGTTGAAGCTAAACTGACAACAATGGAAGCAATCGCCCATGCTGTTGCATCGGCTTTGACATCAGGAATTAACGCATACTCCTCCCCACGTTCCTTAGCCCTGCAATCCGCTAACCGGCAAAATTCCCAATACTCCTCAATCGTTAGTCCTAACGCATCAATAATCTGTTGCTCTACCGGCAATAAAGAGCGGCGGGAGTAAGAACGCTGCAGGGGATCCATGTCACTTGACGGTCTCTGAATTGCAGCCATCCGCCTTCGTAGAAAGAAGCCAACCCATAACTGCCGTCAAGGCAATGGATTAACCCGAGTGTGCCTACTC